GCCAGAAACTTGCAATGAGTGAATGCTTTCAGTGTAAGAAACCATACACTCCAGCCAAAACGAACTCTGGGTGCCCTAAGTGTGCGCCTGGAGTTGTCATTTCTGAGATAGAATTTAGGAAACCAATAAAAATGGATACTGTGTATGAGGTAGCTCTAAAGGCTGGTGCTGCAACGTCTAGAGACACCGGGCCTACTCGATATCAATTTGATGCGGTATCTATGCGGGTAATTGAACAGGTTTGGAAAAGGGTTGTTTGACAGATAATCTTTCCGTACTACAATAGAATTTGATGGGAAGATAGCTTAGTCTGGTTAAAGCAGCAAACTCATAATTTGTTGATCGGTTGGGTTCAAATCCCCCTCTTCCCACCATTTAATAGGAAATTACTTATGAGTTTTGATATTTTTGAAGAAACCTATGATGAACCTCCAGTAGAAGAAAAAGTCGTTGAAAAGTCTACTGTTAATGATCCAAATCAACTCTGGGTTGGGATGCCTGAGTTTACACAGGAAAAAGTCGAACCTTATGCAAAAATCATTGTTCGGTTTGATTCTGAAGAAGACCTACAGGATTTTGCTAAGTTGATTGGTCAGAAGCTGACTAGTAAAACAAAGAGTATCTGGCACCCATTTAAAAGCCACTGGGGGCGCGAAAAGGTTGAGTGGGTATCCAAGTCATGAATCCACGTTATCCGGTCTATATCGTCTCTAAAAACCGTTTTGAGAACCAACTAACATCCAAGGCTCTCACACGTATGCACGTGCCACACTTTATTGTTGTGGAGCAGTCTCAATATGATGACTACAAAAAGAATTGCACTCCATTAGCTGATGTGATTATTCTGGATCATAAGTATCTGGAAGAATATGACACATGTGATGATTTGGGATTTACCAAAAGCAAAGGCCCAGGTGCCGCCCGTAACTTCTGCCTAGATCATTCCAAACAAAACGGATTCAAACGCCACTGGGTCATGGATGACAACATCCAGCATTTTGTTCGATTAAACGATAATAACAAATTTCAAGTTGCCACTGGTGCTATTCTGGCTGCTGCAGAAGATTTTGTTGATCGATTTACGAATGTTCCTGTTTCTGGTCTGAACTATGAGGGGTTTGCCAAGAAAACCGATAAGGTACCGCCTTTCATTACAAATACTCGAATATATTCCTGCCTTCTTATTGAGAATGATTCTGGCTATCGTTGGCGTGGTCGCTACAATGAAGACACTGATCTTTCCTTGCGTGTTTTGAAAGATGGTCTATGTACTATTCAGTTCAATGCTTTCCTTTGTGAAAAGGTCACTACGCAGCGTATGAAGGGTGGCAACACCGAAGAATTTTATGCACATGAGGGTACCATACCTAAATCGCAAATGTTGGTTGATTTGCATCCAGATGTGTCAAAGATTGTATTCAAATTCAGTCGCTGGCATCACCATGTTGACTACCGGCCATTCAAAGAAAACAAACTTATTTTCAAAGAACCTGAGAAGATTTATCCAAAGGTTGATGAATATGGGATGGTGTTGACACCTCAGAAATAAGACGTAGAATTATAACTTAACTAAGAAAGAACCAATGAAATACACTCCCCAAAATAACTTTATCATCGTGCGTAAAGAAGCACCTACAACCACCACATCGTCTGGTATTATCTTGACTGTTGCGCAAGGTGCAGATAACGCTAAAGTCGTTGCTGTGCCAGCGGAAATTACTTCTGTGAAGGAAGGCGACACATTGATGCTTCGTTGGTCTAATGCCCTCAAAATCGATGGTGATACCTATGCGGTTGATTTCAAAGAAGTTGTGACAAAGATCGGCTGATATGAGTATTTCAACCGATGCAATGTTGATAGTAGGTTGCAAATATAAAGAACTTGCAGCCGTAATGAGCTTAATGGAGAAAATCAAAGCTGATCAACTCAGCTTTCGTAAACAACGACAAACAGTCGAAGCCAGTGTGCTTACCACTTTGATCGGTGAAGCTGCTGCTATTGGTAAGAACAAAGGTAATCGTGAGACTACCGATACCGAAGTTGTTGCTGTCGTAAAGAAGTTTATTGATAACAACAATGCCACTATCAAATTGTTGGTGGGTGGTGACAGTGGTGATCAAGAGCAGACTGAAATTCTTGTCAAAGAAAATGCAGCACTTCAAGTTTATCTGCCTAAGCAAATGAGTGACGAAGAAATTCGTGCTGCTCTGGCTACCTGCAGCAAAGAGCTTGGTAAAATTATGACTCACTTCAAGACTGCATTTCCAGGTATGTATGACGCTGGCAAAGTATCAACACTTGCCAAAGAATACGTTGCGAGTTAAACTATGAGTGAAGATGTAGCAGTCTATGGTGTAAATAAGACCACAGGTATTCTTGAGTACCTTGGTCAAGCACCAATTTCTCCAAGTATGAAGCGGCGAGATATCGCAGTTGAATATTTTGGTCACTTTAAAGATGATGATGGGTCTGACGCCGACATGATGTGTTGTGCGTTAGAAATTTATCATGAATGGTTAATTTCACAAGGTTGGAAAAAAAGTAATGAGTAATTTTGAAAAGCTAGTATGGGAGCAACGGTATAGGCCAAAAACAATTTCTGATACTATTCTGCCGCCTGCCACAAAGCAGATGTTGAAGGATAATATCAAGTCTGGTATTGTTCCTAACATGCTGTTCGCTGGTACTGGTGGTATTGGTAAAACAACTGCTGCTCGTGCTATTGCTGATGAAGTTGATGCTGAAATTTTGGTTATCAACGCATCTTTGGAAGGCAACATTGATACGATCCGCACAACACTGACTCAGTTTGTAAGTACCGTCTCCATGGAAGACCGCCGAAAGATTGTTCTTCTGGATGAGTCTGATTACCTTTCAAATTCTGCACAACCGGCGCTCCGTGGATTCTTGGATGAATTCTCTAGCAATGCATCGTTTATTTTTACATGCAACTATCAGCAACGCATTATTGATCCTCTTATTTCGCGTTTGCAAGTTGTTGACTTCAAATTTGCAAAGGCTGATAAAGTTGATGCAATGAAGCAGATGCTTGCACGTGCTGAGTACATTTTAACTCAAGAAAATGTTAAGTACGACAAAAAAGCTGTAGCTGTTTTGGTTGGTAAACATTTTCCTGACTTCCGTAAAACTATCGGACAACTACAGAAGTTTTCATCATCTGGCGAAATCACATCGGATATCGTTTCTTTGAGTGATGGTTCTGATCTGGATGAACTGATTGGTTTTGTCAAAGAAAAGAACTTCACCAAATGCCGCCAATGGGTCGCAAACGCCTCTCCAGACGCTTCTACGTTCTATCGAGGGATATACGACAAGCTGCTGCCAATTCTCGCTCCAGCAAGCATTCCGCCCGTTATTTTGGCTATTGCAGAGTCGCAGTACCGCGCATCAGCTACAATTGACCCAGAAATTAACACGGTTGCTTTCCTGATTCAACTAATGTCCACTGCGCAGTTCAAATAATGACTTACACCAGATCGATACTTGGCTTTTCTGGTGAGTATCGCTTTCTGTCTAATTTTTACCCTGTAGAATTTGAGGTTGACGGTGAACTGTACACATCATCCGAACAATTTTACATGGCTGCTAAGTGTTTAGACCCATTTGAACGTGCTAAAATAATGGCTTTCGATAAACCTAGCATGATTAAAAAGCTAGGCAGTAAAGTAAAGCTGATTGATGGTTGGGATGACGGTCTGCGCGACAAAGCTATGATGACAGCGTTAAAGGCTAAGTTTTCCACACCAAAGCTAAAAGGTAGTTTGTATATGACTACCGGCGCATATCTGGAAGAAACAAACCACTGGGGTGATATCTATTGGGGTGTTTGTGATGGGGTTGGTCAGAATAAACTAGGTCGCATGTTGATGTGGTTACGCGATCATCATTTGTTTAAGAAATTTGAGGATTGTCCCCAATGAGTTCACCTTTTGATTTTGTCAAGTCATTTACTTCGACAAAAGAATACTTATATGACAATGAAACATTATTCGCAAAGGATTATGTAGCATTTGTTGTTAACCGTGCTCTGTCTAATGATCCACGATGTGCGCTGTTTGTAGACGCATTATCGACTTATCCTGATTTAGATAAAAAGTTGCAGCACGACTTTTATTTCTATGGCATACCAAAACTTCGTACAGGTAGCATGTGGACAAAGAAGCAGCAGAATACAGATATCAATATGGATTATGCCAAAATATTGGCTGAAGACCTGAACGTGTCGATTCAACGTGCTATTGAGATATTGCCGTTGATTGATGAAGAGTTGCTGGCTAAGTATGAAAAGCTGCAAGGCGGAAAAGTAGTTAAGCGCGGGAAATAACTAGCATAAATAAGATCATGTTTAACTATATCATGATTTTATTATGTCAGAAAATTTTAATTACGGCGTTGAAGTGACTTTGCCAAATCCAGATTCATTCGCTATTATTGTGGAATCCCTTACCCGAATCGGTATCAAGTCTAAGAAATCAAACACACTTTATCAGAGTTGCAGTTTGCTTCATAGGCGCGGGAAATACTACATTATGCATTACAAAGAGTTTTTTAAAGTCGATGGGAAGCATGCGGAGATTGATGAAGAGGATTTGCGTCGTAGAAACGAAGTAACTAAGCTGCTTGCAAAATGGGGGCTGTGTGTTATAGTTAATAAAGATGACGTTACTTTAGCATCACCCGAAACCCCGATAGATATTATTCCATTTAAAGTGAAAAAAGAATGGGTTTTAATATCTAAGTATACAGTAGGTAAAAAGAAATAAAGGTAATTAATATATTATGATCGATGTGAAATTTTTGGAGCAATTCGTAAACATTCAGAGTGCGGTAGAGCCAGAGCCAGATAGTAGGTTTTACATATCAGAAGTTGCTCGAATCGCGTCATCTAGAATGTATGGTCTAAATCTACCACGGTGTACAGGTAAAACAACTGCTCTTGAAAAATATGCAAATACCCGCTCCGCATTACGTTTTGATGGTGTGACTTGTAGCTTTGTGAATTCATTTCATAAAATAGGCGGTTTTTACTCTGATCGAACGGTATTAGGTAGTTTTCGAGGGCAACGAAGTAATGGTATGAAATATCAATGTTGCGTGGCTGATGAATTCAATTTGAATATGCATAAAGAAGGCGTCAAAGAATTTTTCTGGCAGACTATTGTTGATCTAAATAATGCGAATATGTTGACCAAAGATTTCTATATTCTCTATCTCGGAACTGAACGAGTATGATTGACGATAATTTAGGCCCAATTAACCCTATGCTTGATTCCGCACCACCCAGAGTGTTTGGTAAGCGGTTTCTAGTCAAAGGATCGACCTTTGATAACGGTGTTGACAAACCATCAATCATGCTTATCATTACTGATCTGGTTGAGAAAAATTTCAAAATCAAATTTTATAAGGATGCTGAATCTGCTGCCAGCACTCTTAGACTTCTCGAAGCAGCAAACTAAAGGAAAAATTAATTATGAGTATCGTGCAAACTTCCCAAATCAACATGCCCAATGATCCTGAGACATTGAAGACTATCAAGGATGCTCTCTTTGAAATCAGCGCTTCTATGACTCGTGTAGAGGGCGAGAAAGACTTCCAAAAGAACGCATTGGTTGATTTGGCTGAAAAGACTGAAGTGCCAATCAAGTTTTTAAAAACATGTGCATCCATCTACCATCGTCAGAATAAAGATCAGGTAGAAGGTGATAAAGAGGTTGTATTTGAGCTTTATGATGCTATTTTTGGGGATATTTCTTAATAGCATACCATCCTCTAAAGGGTACAACTTTATCTAAATGGTGGTTCATTTTAATCGGTGACCCGCCATTTTTATATGAAACTCTTAATGCTGATTCCGGTAGCCCATTATCATCACAATATTTGATAAAATTTCCGTGGGTTGTGTGTTGCAAAATACCTTGGTCATCGAAAATTTCAATAATTACAGCAGTATTAGAATTTGAACCTGAAACCGCTAACCGATGTGATTCTTTATGCGACTCAGACCACTCAGGACAATTGTTATGTTTTGCATCTGATATCTTTTTTCTCTGCTCGTCTGATATCGTATTCCCTTTATTTGGGTTTATGTAATCAGGATTTACATCTAACATTGTCATACCTTTATTCCATGGCGGGGATTCGTTTCTGATTTTTTTAAACCGTGCAATAGTCTCAGGCTTATGGGTTTTACCCTTCATTGAGCCAGGTGTATTATTCAGTTTTCTTGTTTCGGCACGTTTTCGATCCGCATTGTTTTTCGTTTCAAGTGACATCTTTTTTCGCCTTTTAGCACCTGCGCGAATATTTTCTAATGATGACCCAGTTCTCTTGGGGTATTTTTTACCCCTTAATGGGGATGCGATTCCCTTGAGTGGATTATAAGTCTCGTCATATGCCATTTTTGATGCAAATGCTCTGTTAATATAGAGTGGATTGTTTGGCGCATTAACTGCTTTTTGCAGTTTATTTTCTTTTTCTGTTGCTTCATTTCTAGTGTCAAATGTTTTTAAAATTACAGTTTTGAAAAGATGCGGGTTTAATGATCTTTCTTTAATCCAAATGTTTTTATATATTTTAGACGATACACTACCATTATAATTTTCATTCAATATCCGATCAACAGAAGTTGATCCGATGTAAAATGGTGGGAGTTTGTTACCACGATAGCTGGTAAGATAGACGCAATAAATAGACATGCTGATAGTTCCTTTTTAACTGTTAGAGTCCTTGGGTATTTGCAGTACCGCGAAGGACATTTTTGTTGACAGTAGACATAAATGGTCTACAATAGTATTTATTGTTTACAGAACTTCTATTCTGTAAATTTTGTGTAAATTTATGTAAATTTAAAATGAACCCAGATATTAACCAGTTTTACACCCATGTGAGTTCCCGATATGGAAAAATCTATTATCGCGGCTACGAACATAAAAATGGGAAGAAAGTACGTGTCCATGGGAAAATTCCATTCTCACCGACAATTTACTTTGAGACTAAAGAAGAGAGTGAATACAAAAGCATTTACGGTAAAAATCTGAAGCCTCGCAAGTTCGATACTATACCTGCAGCACGTGAGTATGTGAAGCAATATAAAGGCACCATAAAGATGTATGGATACGAGCCTAACCGGTGGCAGTACGAATTCATTGCTTTGAACTACCAAGAACCTATGCAGGTTATGTTGTCTGAGTTAAAGGCTACAGGCTTTGATATTGAAACTCGTGTTGGTGTTAACGGCCCTCCAGGTGTACCTGACCCATATCTGGCATTGGAAGAAATTACACACATTGCATTTGAGAATCATGCCACTGGTGAAATGGTGAGCTACACCACTGCACCTATCACGATTATGGAGCATGAGGGATGTAAGATGGTTCGGTTTGAAACCGAGGCTGAATTACTTGAAGCAATCATCCGCTATATCCAAGAGGAAGACCCTGATATTATCTATGGTTTCTATTCTGAATTCTTCGATGTACCATATTTGATTAACCGTATTAATCGCGTATTGGGTGACGATGAGGCTAATCGCCTGTCCCCATTTGGCATCATTGATGAACGTGAATATGAGATTGATGAGGAAGTGCGCAAAGAATACACAATTGTTGGTCGCACACATTATGACATTCAAGCAATGTACCGGAAGTTTGTTCTTCAAAAGGAAGAAAAATACAGTCTTGATCATTTAGCCAAAGTCAATCTGGGTGTTGGTAAGCTGGAAAACCCATGCACAACGTTTAAGCAGTTTAGCGAAGCCGAAGAGCATATTGAAACGTTTGCACAGTACAACGTAATTGACACAAAGCGCATGACTCAGTTGGATAAGGCCAAGGGTTTAATTGCTTTGGGTGTGATGCTGGCATACACGATGAAGTGCTGTTTTGAGGATGTTTATTCGCCGGTTCGGTATTGGGAATGTAGTATCCAGTCGATGCTCTTGAATGAGAAAAAATTCGTAAATATTGAACGTCAGAGCAATGGTAATGAGTCGATCCCAGGTGCATACGTCTCTGAGCCAATTCCTGGCCTCTATGCGTGGCTTATCAGCATCGATGCGGCATCGCTATACCCAAGCATCATGAAGGCTCTAAACCTGTCTCCAGAGACTTTGGTTGGTGTCAAAGAAGGTGTGACTGTAGATGAAATGCTACTTGGTAAGACGTTGAAAGATTTTGGTATCACCG